GCGGGGCTGAACCCGTATGACGGTCTGGTGCCGGACGGTGCGGTGCGGTACTCGCTCGTCTACTTCTACGTTGAGACACCTGATGGGCTGGCCGCGCCGGACGCGGTGAACCTGACGCTCGACTCGGACGTGATCGACGCCCGGGCGTACGTGCACAACGTCGGTGTCACGCCGGCGGCGGCGCGGATCCAGTGCGGCCGGGCGCGGATGGCGGTGCTGAACAAGACGCCGGCGATCACCGGGCGAACCTGTTTCCCCATCCGGTGGATCGAGGGGCAGCCGCCGCAACGCAACGAGGAAGTGCCGGGCACGACGGTGTTCGACCAGGTCGACGTCTACGGGTGGCGAAGCGTTCCGGGCTAACGCCGGTGTGCGACGAAGATGATCACGCTGGTCAGCACGAAGAGCGCGACTGTGATGACCGCGCCGAGGGCGTAGATGCCGGTCGCGAGGTTCACGGCCGTGCCGGCGGCGATGCAGTAGACGAGCCGCATCCCCCAGTTGTTCCAGGTCCAGTCCCAGCGTTTCGACTGCGCAGCGGCGGCCTCATCGATATCTGTCATGGCCGCGATGGTACGGCCCGCATGCACGAGATCACCGTCCGTCGTTTGGCGGATGTCCTGTCCGATTTCAGCCCATAGGGGGTGCGCCGCATGGCGCTCGTCTCTCCTCAGTCGGTCGTCACGACCGGGACCACGCCATCGGCCATCACGCCCAGCGCCTCGGACACGATCTCCGGCGGCACCGCGGGCCCGAATGGCTGGTTCCTGCGGGTGATCACGACCGGCACGTCCACCAACGTCTCCGTGCTCGATCCGGGCTTCACCCCGCAGAGCAATCCCGGCACGGTCACGGCCGTCGCCGCTCCGTCGACCGGCGTCCGGATGATCCTCGTCCCGCGCGCGGCCATCAACACGTCCGGCGTCGTGACAGTCACCTTCTCCGGCGCGCTGACCGGCGTCACCTACGAGCTCTACACCGCCTGAGGAGTCGCGATGAGCAAGCAGAGCTACTGGATCCGCGACGTCGACGGCACGTACGCGCAGGTCGACGGCACCGCCGAGCGTGACCAGTGGGTGAAGGTCAACAACTGGTCAGAGGCCGGGGAGCCCAGCCCAACCGATCAGGTGCACGTGGTCAACGAGAACCCCGAGATCGGCCGGGGCCGCTTGCCGTACGGCGCGGTCGAGGCGTGGGCCGGGCTCGGCTGGAAGCCCGGGCCGCCGCCCGGAGGCGAAAACGCGCCGGCGGTCGAGCCGGCGAAGCCCACCAAGGCCCCGGCCGTGGCCGGCGGCGAGCAGAAGGAGAAGTAGGCCGTGGCCGATATCACCAGCGATGGCAAGACCAGGGTCTACTGGGTTCCCACCGTCGCCAACATCAACGCGCCGACGACGACCGAGCTGAACGCGGGCATGGACCTGACGTCCACAATGACCGCCGACGGCCGGTCGGGCTTCAACCCGGATACCGCCGACGTCGACACCAGCTCACTCGCCTCGACGTTCACCACGAACGTCAACGGCCGCACGAGCTTCTCCAACACGCAGCTGACGCTGAAGCGGCAGTCGGGCACCGACACGATCTTTACCACGCTGACCCGCGACACGGCGGGCTACGTGGTGATCCGCCGGTCGATGACCCAGTCGACGGCGTGGGCGTCGAGTCAGGCGATCGAGGTGTACCCGGCGCTGTGCGAAGAGGTCAGCCGGATGGACCCGGCGCCGAACACGGTCGAGCGGTACACCATCGGCATCAAGATCACATCGTCGCCCGCACTCCGGGCCGCCGTCGCCTGATTCGCGACATAGCAACATCCAAGCCGACCCGCCTCAAGGGGCGGTTTTTTCGTGCCCGGCCGCCGCCCCCAACCGGCGGCCGGGCGCTCAGTTGGGGAGAAGCACGTGAGCGGAAATTCCACCCTGAAGAACTTCAAGGCGATGCTCGCCTCGGCGAAGCTGCCGGAAAGCACCGTCGAGGTCTGCCTCCGCGGCGACCTGGTCGCCGAGCACCAGCAGGCCGAGAGGGACCTCAAACGCGCCGAAAAGGCCAATTCGAACAGCCTCGCCGGCAACGGATCTGCCGAGATAGCCGAACGGATCCAGGCCCTCGAGGCCGAGATGCAAGAGAGCGTCTGGGTGTTCCGCCTCCGCGGCCTACCTGCGCCGCGGTTCCGTGCCTTCAAGGCCGAACACCCGATTCGGCTCAACGAGAAGGACGAGCCGAAGCGCGAAGACCTGGTCTACGGCTTCAACATCGAGACCGGGCTGGAGCCGCTGGCCCGCGAGTGTGTCGTTGACCCGGAACTCGATGATGAGACCTGGTCGCAGCTCATGGACGCTCTCACCGAGAACCAGTTCGAGGAGCTCGCCGCAGCGGCGTGGCTCCTCAACCGGGGTGACGTGGATATCCCTTTCTCGTCCGCCGCCTCGGCGCTGATGCAGAGTTCCGCCGCCGAGTCGAGCTCGCTGAGCGCCTAGGCGTCCCGCCGTCCCGGCTCGACGGCCGGGAGCCGGCGGAGGCCACCGAGTACGAGTACGACCACGGCCGCCTGGTCCGGTCGGTGACGACCCGGGAGCCGCTCTACACCGAGCAGGACCGGGCCGAACTCATCGCACTGGTCGTCTACCGCGACAGCCTCTGCCCCAAGTGCGGCCGGCTGCTCGACGTGTGCACCTCCGACGAGGAGACCGGCCCGCAGTTCGAAGTCCGGCAGTCCACCTGCCGTTCCACCCTGGCTATCGCCGAGCTGAAGAACTCGCTCACCGACAACGGCAAGAAACCCATCCCGTACGGCGAGGCACGCCTGTTCGGCACCACGATCCGGAAGAGGTGAGCCGTGGCGCTGCGCCCGGTCAAGGTCGTACCGCCATCCGACCCGCCTCGCGGGCGCCCGGTCAAGGTCCGACTCATCGCCGACATCTCGGCCTACGTGAGGCGGTGAGCCATGGCTCTGCGCACCGTCGGTGTCCGGCTCACCGCCGAAATCTCGCAGTACACGTCCGCCCTCGCCCGGGCTGGCGCTGCGACGAAAGATTTCCAGGGCAAGCTCGACAAGGCGGCTCAGGGCGGCAAGCTCGACAAGGTCGCCGACAGTGCCGGCGTCGCCGGGATCGCCCTCGCGGGGATGGCGGGCTACGCCATCAAGGCCGCCGCCGACTTCGACAAGGCCATGTCCGGGGTTTCCGCAGCGACCCACGCCAGCACGAAAGACATCTCCGCACTACGCCAGGCCGCCCTGCAGGCCGGCAAGGACACCCAGTACAGCGCGACCCAGGCGGCGCAGGGTATTACCGAGCTGTCCAAGGCGGGCGTTTCCACGGCGGACATCCTCGGCGGCGGGCTGAAGGGTGCGCTGTCGCTCGCCGCCGCCGGCCAACTGGACGTCGGCGAGGCAGCCGAAACGGCGGCCAGCGCGCTCACCCAGTTCAAGCTGAAGGGCTCCGACGTTCCGCACGTCGCTGACCTGCTCGCCGCGGCCGCCGGCAAAGCCCAGGGCAGCGTGCACGACATTGGCCAGGCGTTGAATCAGAGCGGCCTGGTCGCGTCGCAGTTCGGGTTGAGCATCGAGGACACGACGGGTGCCCTGGCGGAGTTCGCCAACGCCGGGCTCACCGGCTCCGATGCCGGTACCAGCTTCAAGACGATGCTGCTGGCCATCGCGAATCCGACGCTGCAAACCCGGAACCTGATGAACGATCTGGGCATCTCGTTCTACGACGCCCAGGGGAAGTTCGTCGGGATCTCCGGGGTTGCGCAGATCCTGCAGACCCGGCTGAAAGGCTTGACGGACGCGCAGCGGCAGCAGGCGCTAGGACAACTGTTCGGCAACGACGCGATCCGCGCAGCATCCATCCTCTACTCCGACGGCGCAGCCGGCGCGAACAAGTGGAAGACGGCGGTCAACGATTCGGGCTACGCGTCAAAGACCGCCGGCGACCTGACCAACAACCTTTCCGGTGACATCGAGCGGTTGAAGGGCTCGGTCGAGACTCTCGCGATCCAGTCGGGCTCGGGCGCCAATGGCGGCCTGCGTGTCCTGGTGAAATCGCTTGAAGGCATGGTGAATCAATTTTCCAACATGCCGCCGGCTGTCGGTGGCACGATCACCGTACTGGCGGGGGTTGGAGGCGCGACCGCGCTAGCGCTTGCCGCTTTCATCAAGCTGCGTAAGGGCCTAGCCGAAGCGGTCGTGCAGCTCGAAGCCATGGGCCCAGCAGGCGAGAAGGCTGCCGTCGGCCTGCAGAAGACCGCGGGCATGGCGGCCAAGGCGACCGTTGCGTTCGTTGCCCTCGAGGCAGCCTCGGCCTTCTTCGACTCGCTGGACAACAAGACCACCAACGTCGACCG